ACGGCGTTTGAGAAACTCGCAGGCTCGAACCCGTGTGAGCGGATCAATGTAGTAATGAGTGCAAAGAGCTCGGGGAAGACCAATCCCATCAAGCGGCAGTTCTTCTACCATGCGTATCAACCCCTCCATCCATCCCAGGATGTTTCCTTTGGTGGTTTGGGGCACTCCGATGAACTTACAACCGAGGTTTCTGAACTCATCATAGTGGTGATAGAGGAAGTTCTTCGTTGAAGCGTAAGTATGTTCCCAGTGTTGGTATAACTCGTCAGGGCACACGATATATTGTGGCGAATAGTAGCGGGCGGCTTCGGCCAACGTTTGATTATGGACAGACCGCCCTTCTTCGTAGGCCCCATTGTCGAGAATAATAGTATCACCGAGTTCTCTCCTTTGTTTGTAGAATGAGCGGTATCTCTCATCCTTGATCTGTGCTAACACTAAGTGGGTTTTGGAGAGTGTTGCATATCTCTCCAGGCCCGCTATAGGACAAATAATCGCGAAGTTCATTGAATTCTCCCTCGTAGAAGTTTCGGTATTTGGAGATTAAGGCTGTGGAGATGTCAAGGAGCGTGGAAAGCTCCTTGATGGTTGTGGTCCAGACTACTCTTTGGTCGAGGTGGAAGAGTTTGGCGCGTTGGTTAGGACTATATCTGGCACCTCCTGTAGGTCGACGGTCGATTTTACAGTGTTCTAACCGCCGAATGATTGTATGCATGCCGTAGTTTAACCGTTTATGGAGTTCTTCAATTGAAAGGTGTTGAAGGACGTAGAGATCGGTCCACATAGATTTCTCATCGGGGTAACCGAGATCTCGTGCTACCTTAACCCAGTTTTCAGCCATTGTTGTCACCTTTCTTAAAAGCCGATGCCTTCGCCCTGTTCACCTATCGGCGGTCAGTGAACGCGGCGTGATCTGCTGCTTGTTTTTGCTTGTACTCGACCGGAACTGGACACCCAATTCCATTGCCAGGAACGTCTGAATGTTTGGCTTTCCAAACCCACTTGTCTTTTGGAGTAACAGTTCTTTGGAATCCGTCCGCATAATAGTTGTCAATCCAGCCAGTCCAATTATGAGTACTGCAAAATTGGTAAACAGCGTAATTATTGTCAATGGCATCACCCTCTTTCCTTCGCCGGTTGCGAGTTATTCTAAAATATATACATGCCCAAGCACCCCATTCTCCTCCCTCAACTGCCCCGCTTCCTTCAACGACGCGATGACGGATTTGACTTGGGTTGCCGCGAATTTGTACTGCATTTTACGGACAAGGTTGCTATGAGCAATAGTACCACCGGCAGCTCTAATTGCACGAAGGATGAGTTCCGCATCCTGTCCGGCTTGGGTCTTAAAGAGCTGCCGGAAGAGATTAGGCAGAAACTTCTCATTCCAATCGAGGATTTTAACCGCTCTCTCAAAGCACTCCTCGCAGATTGTATGGATGTCATATTCATAGTGAGTTCCTACATGTAGGCACATCGCAAGTCGTACGACGTGACCCTGTTTGCGTTGATAATACGTCCCCAACAACTCATGTTCAGGGTGTTGGGAGTCAATTGTGTGTTTGCGGTACCAGGCACAGAATTTACAGCGGCAGCCTTGGATGCCGGAATGACCTTCGATTTTACACGCCCCCATGAAGGTGTGAAACCACGCGAGCTGCATCATCAGTCTTTCTTTAATTGTTGGGTCACCTGGTCTTGGGATTGGTTCACATCGGGCGGAAGATTCTTGAACGACCAAAAGGTTACGTGCAACGAAACCCCCACCAAAGGTATCCTCAGGAATATTAGTGACGAACCAGTCCGGCGTCGAACACATAAGAACGGAAATGGCAATGTTGCGCAATGGCGTTTTACCCCGCATGATAGTCCCACTCGCCCATTCGTCCGGACAATCCATAAATCGAGTGATGAGTTGTACCAAACCTTCGTTGTATTTCTGCTTATTGAGAAAAACGGCCATTTCGGGAGCATAAATAAGTCCAGTCGTATTTTCACCTTTCATGGAGTCGATTAGCGCTTCGGGGGTGAGTTTTTCTGAATAGATGGGTGTAATCTGTAATTCTTGTAACATCTTAACGATAATGTCTGCAGCTGAGGTTTTTCTAAGCCCAGAAGGGCCGAGGATGATAACTCCTGTAGCTGGGTAGAAATTGAAGTAGCCCATCTCAACCCAAATTCTCCTGTTACACACGGATGCCACTCCAACGACTGAAGAGAAGAAGTGATAGGGGAGCGGCGCTTCCGCCCTACTGGTATAATCAACGTAATCCCGAAAAAATCCCGTCTCCGGTATGAGAGCGTTAAGCTCCCTTTCAGCCAACTCCGGGTCGTAATTGGAGCGTTTGTAGTTGGCCCCGACTTGGTTTCCGTTGAGGGAAGAGTTTCCATTCCCGTTTTGTATTCCATACACCACCTCGATTAGTTCGTCGGTTGTTAGACTGAATGTCTCACACACCAGGGTTTTTAGCGCCTCACGTTCGTCGACCGGGACTGAACCAGAATGGAGCGTCTTAAGAAACCCCGTCACACCTTCGAAAGCTGGATGGGAGCGAGGCAACTTCTTCCCCTCCATCGCCTGCTTAAACAACGCTAGTTGTTCTGGTATTGTCCTTGACACCGTTTCTCTCCTTCAAGTCACTCAATGCCTGAACCAACTTTGCGCAATAAACTTTTGTTTCTATTGAGGTATTACGATCTAGTTTAAGGTTACATAGCTCCCTTAAAATTGGTGCTTGACGTTTCTTTACAATTAAGAAAGGTTCGACTATATCTAAAACCTTAATTATCTCACTGATATTACTAACTATCCAATGATAACAGGGTTTGTTTTTCCCTTGAAGTTCAGTTATCCTCCCATAACCTAACTGAACTTCAACTTCTCTTAGAAGTGTTATATCTGAATTAGATATTTCTATTCTTCTACTTAAGTATCCTTCGGCTTGAAAGTAGGTTCCAAGACATCCTTCGCAATCAATCAGGGCTGCTAACCAGATTGCTTTCTCCTTGTCGCTCAGTGTAAGTAACATATTTCTCCTTAAGCATTCCGTGATGCCATGAAGGTCCGATTTTCGTCTCACAAGGTATTGAGAAACCCCCCATTTCAGGGATTGGAGAAGAGAGTGTAGAAGATACTAAATCTATTGCATCACAAGCCACTTTTACACTCTTTGCTGCTCCTTGGATATTACATACAACTGAGTCGTGAACTGTAAATAATACTCTTGAACGCTCTCCGAAGATTCTTGGGAGAGATTCAGTTAAAGGGAGTATAGTATTCCTGATAAGTACGTCAGGTAAAGTACTCTGCCCAGGAAATGCTAAAATTTGGTTATGCTGTCCTCGAGGATTTGGGAATCTTCTCATCCTACCAAAACAGGTTTGAAGATAACCATCTCGTGTTGCCTTAAAGATTAACTCACTATGGAAAGGAGCGACTTTAGTGAATTTCTTATGATACCAATCGTATAGCCATTTGAACTTCGACTCGACAGCTTTACGTCCATATGTAAACCCTAAGGGGTAGGATTTGCATACTAACAGTTTCCAAGGTTCTACAGTATCTGCTTTATACTGTTTCGTCCTAGGTTTGTTAGGAATAAAGAAAGGTTCCTTGAATATCTCCTCATAAAAGAATCCATAGCAATAATCTCCTGATTGGTGGATTTCTAAGAGTGCGGGGTCTTGGGTATACCAGGCGTAGATGAAGAATTCGGCTTGACTAAAATCTGATACGAGGATGAGATCATCTGAGTGATCAGGAATAATAAGCGAGCGTGGGTAAGTCCCACCAAGGGTTTCTGGTATCGTTTGTAATGATTTATCCACAAGCTGAATTCTTCCGCCTGCTTGTCCGTGCAGTTTAGCTCTAGTTCGAACTCTCCCGTCTCGGTCTGCAAGATCAACGAAATCGGATGCTTTTCTGAGGGTGCGCATTTCTCTAACGAGGGTTGCAAGTTGAACTCCTTTGTCTACCATCTCTTGAAGAGCATCATCGTCTACAGATGGTGTAAAGACGACGGTTTTGTCTTTTTTAACCCTCTTCCGCTTAGGAATGTTAATCCCCATTGAGGTGAAGAGCATTATGAGTTGTTTTGGAGACCCCCAATCAACTAACGGAAGTTTAGAACTCCACCATGTTTCATAGGCTGTTAGTGCCATTGAGAGCTTTACTAACATCTTCTTGCTCTCCTGAGCGTCGTAGTTACAGCCTTTGGTTCGCCACTCTTCAACTGCTTTTATTACCGGCATCATCGACCAGAAAAGAGGGCGCATGTCGATCTTCTTGCGCTGCATCTCAGCCTGCACCTTCTGACCAATCTCCAACGCAGCATAGGTGTCATAGCAGTTGCCCAACGTGTTATACTTCTCCGGCTGTAACTTCCTCCAGTTTTTGTAATAGGGCATGTCGCAGTAGTAGGAGGTAGCTGTTGCGAGGTCTTTAACCATTAAGTCGGGCCAGAGTAAATAAAACCCAATCATCGCATCAGCAGGTCTGATCCCCCCAAGATTCCATCTTTTACCCAAATGCAGAAAATCAAATCCCCCATTAAATACCCATGTAACAACGGGTTCTCGATTTTCATCAGTGAAGAAGGAATCAAGAAGGTGGAATTGATCAGGATGGACTCCGATTGATTCTCCAACACGAGCGGAGAGTCCAATAAGGTCAATATTAGTCTGGACCACAGAGTCCAACTCATCTTCGTCGGCAGTTGCCTCTGGAGTTTCAATATCAAGACCGCATTCTCCTGTTGTTTGGATAAGTTCGAGATATTCGAGTACCTCCGCGTCAGACGCATTGTGATTGAAATGGACTTCAGGGACCATTCGAGTGCCGTCAGCAAAATCTCCTCCCTTGGCCACGTCGAATTCAAAGGTGGGCGCATTAAGGAATCCCGATCGCATGACAAAGGACGGGTGAATAGTTGGAATGATAGTTTTTGGTCCTGAAGATTCCATTCTGAAGGGAGCACCTCTAAGCCAAGCCGAAGGGTTTTTCTCACAGGATTTTCGATCATGGGAAACCTTAAGATCCTTTCCGGTTAGTCCATCAAAAGCTTCCTTACCAACCGTAAGTATTGTTTTGCAGTTAGGGAGAAGGTCCATCTCGCGGCTGAGTAGAGGTCGGCAGTGTTTAACCGCCTCCGGGTGTACTTTCTCTCCCGCGGGTACATAACACTTAACCATATTACTAACGTAATTCTGGGCCCTGGAAATACCAGCTTTTCGAAGTGCAGTGTTAAGCACCTCACCCGAGGGGCCTTGGAACGGTTTGCCCGACTCCCTCTCCCTATCACCCGGAGATTGGCCCAGGATGAAGAGGGTGGCGGAGGGATGGCCGTCTCCTCTGACCATGGGGCGGTCAAAGTAGGGACAGCCGATGCAGGTAGGGGGTTTTTCATTCACGGCAGCTCCCTTGGCATTGGATGTGGCCACATTTCTTGCATATTGGCACGTTTTCTATATCTAAGGGAAGAGGATATACTAACTGCCTTCCATGACGTTCAGCAGCTCTCTCTTCAAATTCGAGGATTACATTTCTCATGTGGTTGATCCCTCGAAGTGTATGAATACTTGGAATCTGCATATTGATATAGATTGCTCGATTTATACAACAACGGAGTACTTCTTGTATCGTTACCCCAGGAGAGATTCCAACATTTCCAGGATAGTTTATTCCCTCACGTTTAACGAATTGGAGTTCGGCGGTTAAGTTATCCGTTTTATCCAACTCGTCCATTTGGTAGCGGTGACCAGGATCAAGAATTTTCATTTCCCATACCCGTTTCTGGCGAGTTCGAGGAACCGTCGTTCCTGATCTGGGTCCGTCTGAAACTCTCCTCTAATGCTGTAGGTTCGAAAATCCCCCTTGGTGTGAACCCCTCGTATCTTGGCGCATCCGTGTTTTCCTGTAACGACGCACGCCGCACCTTTGCACTTCGGAAGGACTTCGTAAATTTTGTCGATGACGTCATTCGTAAATTTCTCCTGGAGGATTGGACCGCGGTTGATGTCGTGGAGCAAACGGGCGAGTTTGGAGAGGCCGAGTACGTGCCCGTTAGGGATGTAGGCTACGTCGACAGACATCTCGACAGGGAGAAGGTGGTGAGGACAAAACCCCCAGATTTCATGGCCGCGTAGCAGGATGAAGTTGTTATACCTCTCCTCGAACGTCGGATACTCCACATCCGGACAGTTGAAGATTTCGTGGTACATACGGGCGACTCTGTCTGGCGTTTCGAGAAAGTTTTGGTCACGTGAGTCACACCCCAACCCCTGCAGAATTAACTTCACACCGCGTTCGATTTTACCGTGGTCCACGTTGAGCCTCCAGGTAAACTTTATCTTTAATCTTCATACCCTCAGTTGTCCCATGATGCTGGCAAAGAGAGTCAAAGTGCATAAAAGCAAAACAAGCCCAAGCCACCTTGGCGATATGATCCTCCGATCGATCGCCACGAAGATACAGATTGAGGTGACGTTTGCCGTGATTAAGGATATTGCTAAGAGGAATACCCTTAGCATAGTTTGTGTCACCATATTTCACTGCTCCTTCTTGGTAGATTCTGGCGAGACGTTCTTCTGCAGTTGGGCAGATAAGGTCAAAACGAACATCTTCAGCATCTGCAGAACGTACTGCACCTGAGGTAAAATTTTTGTTAGACAATGATGTTTGGTTTTTGTGCGGTGTAACCCTGCCGCTTGGCTTCCTTCTCGAGGTACTTTTGGAGTTCGATCTCCCAATCATCCTTCTCTTCCTTTTCTGGAGCTTTGGTCATACCGGTGAGGAAGGCCTCCCAGAAGACAAGAGCTTCTGCCTTAGGGTCGGTAGACCCTGCGTTAGTGTTGTAGTGCCTCGCTCGGTCCTCGGAGGTAACTGTATTGATGGCTCCAACGACCCAGCACTCCTTACTAGCATGGTGGTAGTGTCTACCAAGATAGAGGTAGTATTTGTGAGACCACGACATGCAATCTTGTTCGATAATGCATTTCGGTTTGCGGAACGAGATGTGTGGGTCGCTCATTCTTTACTCCCTTGTCCAAACCTATACCCAGCAAGGAATATAGCTATGTAACTTGTAATTATTGCTAAACATGCGAGAGCTTTTAGTAG